CGACGAAGGCGAGCGCGACGAAAGCTCCCAGCGCCGTCGTACCGCGCCTCCTCCGAAGAAGAAGAAGGGAGACAAGGGGAAGTATGATCGTGCAACGCTGGAGAAGAGAATGCCTCATCTCAGGCGTCACCGTTGATCACCCTCCTGAGATAGGGTATACTTAGCTCCTACGGTACATGGGAGAGGGCCGGCGGTTCTCTCAGTCTGCGACGGCTCGCTGTTCGGCGAAGAGCGAGTGTCCGAGTCAGTCGTTCGAGGCATGGGAGGATTCATGGCAAGGTTCGATAAGGTCGAACCCTACGCCGGGAATCTCCGTGCTCGTCTTCTGGCAGATTGGGCTGCGGCTGACGGAGTTCCCGTCGGTGTCGGTCTCGATGCGGCCGGGAAGGTAGTTCCCGGAGCAGGTACGACCGGCATCGTTGGAGTCGTCATCCTGGTGAAGGAGAACAAGAAGGCCGGTGACACCGTGGACATCATGTGTGCTGGCGAGATCGCGGAATGCCCGACAGTGGCAGCCGCATTCGCAGCGGGCACGATCATCACGGCGAACACCACCACCGGCGCTCTCTCCGTCACCGCCCCATCGGCCACACAGGCGATCGTGGGGTTCACGGTGACTGCCGGTCGTCTCCATGTCCAGGGCGTCGGAAAGAACATCTAGGAGGTGATGTAGTGGAGAGTCTCGACCTGAGTGTTGCTCGACGCGCTCCGCTCATCGTTCCGCCGGATGCCTTTGCCGACAAGCTGGACATCCGCGGAGATGATCGGATCGACCTTCGGTCTCTCGGGATCTATCCCGGGATCGCTGGAGGAGCGCAGGGCTTCATGCAGGTCGGTGACATCGTCACCACGACGACCGACGGTCGTCCGCTCACGGAGATCTGGGCAGCGTACAGGGAGGCTCTAGCTCTGTACAATGGTCAGCGCGATCGACTTCTCTCGGCACTGGTGTTCCCAGTGGTGGAAGTGGTCGAAGACGTGTTCCAGGGTGGAAACACCGTCGACTTCGAAGAGGCATCCGAGTTCGGTGTTCCGATGGGCGTTCGTCCAGAGGTCCCGGCGTACTTCTCACTCGGATACAGCTTCAAGTGGTGGGACATCGGCCTGCGATTCACGTGGAAGTTCCTCGCAGAGAAGACGGGTGATGAAGTCGATGCTCTGAACAACCAGATCCTGGAGGCGGACAACCGCAACCAGTTCTCGGAAGTGTTCAAGCAGATCTTCAACAACGTCACCCGAGTCGCGAACATCAACAACCAGAACTACAACGTGTTCCCGATCTATAACAACGACTCAACAGTTCCTCCTCGGTGGAAGAACACCGTCCACGTCGCACCGCACCAGCACTTCATCGCTTCCGGTTCGGTGACCGTGGACTCCGGTGACTTCGACACTGCCGAGGCGCATCTCAAGCATCACGGGTACTCCTGGCAGGAAGGTTCAGCCCTGATCACGCTGGTCAACAGCGCTCAGATGGCTGTCATCAGGACGTTCCGTGTTGCGACCGGCTCGGCCTACGACTTCATCCAGGCTGAGACGGTTCCGTCATGGGCATGGTCCACCGCGGATATCAACGCTTCTCTGGAGAGGCCGGGAGCAGCACCTCCGGCCAGCTTCCAGGGGTTGAACATCTCGGGTCGATATGGACCGTGGCTCCTGGTGGAGGAAGACCTGATCCCAGCGGGCTACATGCTGCACTTCGCGACCGGCGGGAGCGAGAACGCGCAGAACATCGTGGGGATCAGGGAACACCGTAACAACTCTCTTCGCGGTCTGCGACTCGTGAAGGGTCAGGAACCCGACTACCCGATCATCAACTCGTACTACCAGAGGGGATTCGGGACTGGTGTCCGGCAGCGCGGCGCGGCTGTCGTTCAGCAGCTCACGGCGGGTTCCTACACCATCCCGACCGGCATGACGTGGTAAGGGAGGGATGAAGAGATGTCACGAGACATTCGCGGAAAGATCGCACGGGAAGAGACCCTGAACGAGGACGATCTGCGGTACGCCGTAGAAGCCCTCGGAATGGGTGCCGAACTCGTAGCGGCCGGATACGACGTTCCTGCAAGCGGAACGATGGTCGACGCGGGGAACTTCGGCACTCCGACCGGCAACGTGCTCGAGACAGGACCGGCGTTCGAACAGCCCGGCCAGGCCAGCGGCCCGGTCGTCGTTCTCGACGCCGACAAGCTGAACAGCCTGAAGGCGGACACCCTGGATGAGATCGCGGAAGCGGTCGGAGTCGAGGTGCCTCGCAAGAAGGCCGACAAGGTCGCCGTTCTCACAGGAGGCGCGGCCACAGGTGGAGACGACGAGGACGGGGACGAGTAGAAGTGGCGACGCCAGAACAGGTCGCCGGGGTACGAGAGAACACTGCTGAGTCAGAAGCCGATCACTTCGAAGACGACTACATCGAAGCGCTCGTCGACTCTCAGGGTGTCAACGGTGCCTCGGCGACCATCTGGCGCAAGAAAGCCGCTTCTTACGCAGAACTCGTTGACGTCGAAGAAGCCGGATCATCTCACAAGTTCAGCCAGCTTCACAAGAATGCGCTTGAGATGGTGGCGCGTTTCGAGGAGCTTCCTGACGACGGAGTGATCCTAGACACTGGCGGTCGGGTCAAGATCAGGAGCATTCAGCGTGAACTCAGAGAGTGAGATGCATCTTCATCAAACTGAATGGCTCATTGACGATGCCCCGACCGGCATTGTCTTTACGCGGAAGCCGTTGATCGACGATGGGGCTGGAGGAAAGAGGGAGGACACGTCGTTCGATCTCCCTCCTCAGAAGGTTCGAGTCGTCGGCGTTCGGAATGACGCGGTCTTCATCACACCAGAAGGAAGGCGAGTTCAGATCCATAAGAGGCTCGTTGGAATGCCAGGCCTCGACGTACTTCTAGGAGACCTCTTCTCGTTCGAGGAGATCAACTACGAGGTCATCGACGTCCAGCGAGATCCGTACTGGCGAATCGAAGTGGAGGCAAGTCGTCGTGGCTAGTGGCATCGTGATGGAGAGCGATACGCTGTCTCCCAATCTCAAGACGTTTCCTCCGAAGGTGGAGTCTGCCATCGACGCAGCGTTCTACGTTCACTCTCTTAGAACAGAGGGATGGATGAGGGACAATGCTCCCTGGCAAGATCAGACCGGAAACGCGAGGAACGGATTGAGAGCTCGTCCCGATGTAGGTGGGGCCACGAAGGTCATCTGGGTCTATCACACGGTCCCGTATGGCATCTGGCTGGAAGTGAGATGGGACGGGAGATTCGCCATCATCGGTCCAACCGTCCGAGTCCAAGGCAGGGCTCTCATGACCTACCTGCGAAATCTGTTCGGGCGTGTACTGTGAACTGGCGAGAGTTTGTCTTCGATCGTCTCAACGGAGACGTAGCGTTGGCGGCTTTCGTTGGCGATCGGATCTTCGGAACCGTTCCGGACAATCCTGATCGCCCATACGTTGTGATCCGATTCGATCCTCTGATCCCGGAAGGATCGTGGGGAGAGTTCCAGGACATGACAGTGTGGGTTCACGATCAGCCAGAGTCATACACTCGGATCGATGAGATCCTTCCTCTGGTCAGGACTGCTCTGCAGGGTCCACTGTCGGTGCCAGGAGAAACCGGAATCCACGTCGATTGGAGCGGGGACAGTCAGGATCTCTCAGATGATGCACGAGGGACGATCCTTCGTACCTCTTCCTATCGACTGGCTGGAAGGAGGGTCGCATGAAGGTCCGATACACAGGTACATCCGATGTTCGGGAATTCACGGTTGCTTCTCTGAAGGCTGTGGGCATCGACCATGAGAAGATCGTGTTCAGTGCTGAGAACGACTTCACGGCAACCGTAAGCGAAGAGCTCGGAAACTACCTGATCGATGAAGAAGGTACGTTCGAGAAGGCCAAGAAGAAGTAGGATGGGCGAGCTGAGATGCGACAACACGATGCACGGAGTTATTCACGACGGAGTTCTGGAAGTGAAGTGTCGGAATCCTCGTTGCGGAGTGAAGCCGGGTGTTGTCGTCATCCATCAGTTCGACATCGCTACGGAGATGTTGATCAACACCGAACGCTACAGAGATCCTGTCGTTCGGAAGGAGGTGAACAAGGGTGCCGCTGACAGTCATTCCTCTTCCATACGGGCTTCGTGATGTCAAGATCGCGACGCTGACCGGTGACACGCCGGGCACGTTCGTGGATCTTCCGAACTCCCAGACGTTCTCGTTCGCAGAGAACGAAGACTTCACGGAACTCCGGGGAGACGACAAGATCGCAGCAACGCATGGATCGGGTCCAAGCGTCAACTGGACACTCGGTGCTGGTGGTCTCAGCTTCGAGGCTTACAAGATCCTTGCCGGAGGTGCGATCGTCGAGACAGGAACGACACCGAACCAGCTCAAGACGTACTCGAAGTTGGGTGCGGACATCCGTCCGTACTTCCAGGTGAAGGGACAGGTGATCAGCGATAGCGGCGGAGATGTCTGGTGCGTCGTGTACAAGTGCAAGGCAGAAGGCGAGATCGGCGGAGAATTCGCCGATGGAGCGTTCTTCATCACGGGTGCATCTGGCCGTGGGATCCCGAACCTTGCGGACAAGGCGTACGACTTCCTCCAGCACGAGACCGCAGTCACCATCACATAACGGAAGGAGATGCACATGAGCCCTCAAGAGGCCAGCATCCAGTCAGGTTGGCAGACAGAGACACCGG